GCAACTACCTCCTATACTCTAGATCATGCAGTAACAAATGAAAATGAGATAGCGTTATTTATTAATAACGTAAGACAGCAACCTGGATCTGGTAAAGCATATACTGCTACAGGTACAGCATTAACATTATCTGCAGCTACGGCTTCGACAGATACGATGTATTGTGTATTTCTAGGAAGAGCATTACAAACTGTAACACCTGCAACTAATAGTATTACAGCTGCTATGGTTGGTAATGATTTAATATCTGGTAAGGATGCATTAACGAGTGCACCCGAT